TTCACTGTTCACCCCCTTCGACAGCCACAATAAGGCCGCTCACTTTCGCAATCCAGTTCGCATAAGCGCTGGCTTCCGCAAGCGTGGCAAAGTTTCGCCCTTCGACGCGGTATGGCAGTCCGGATAGTTGGTTCTCTATCCATATGCTCGGATAGTCCTCTTCAATAATCCGCTCGGCCATGGCGATAGCTTCGCCGAGGGTTTTGTACTCGGCGATGATTTCGAATTGTTCGTACAAGATAAATTTGCCGTCAGCGTTCTCAATAGCGACGATGCCGTCACCGTCCGCGCAGTAGGCAAGGCTTCCGCCAATATCTGTAGCTTGCCAATCAAGTTTCATGTCAATCCCCTTTTAGAATTCGTCCTGCAAATCCAACTCTTCGGTGATCCACGCCATAGCCGTGCAGATGTCGGACCATTCGTTGTCATGATCCGCGCTACCCTCCGGAATACGATCCGCTCGGTAGGCGTGGAGCGCTGACCAAATTGTGTCTAACCATGATTCGGCGTCGTGTGCGTGTAACTTATTCATGTCAATCCCCTTTCACAATTCATGTGTTGCATCAATAGACGCGCAAAACATAATGCGCCTGTGTTGGACCTGATATATCGGTTGATTCGCCGATCAATAAATCGGTGACGTACCCTATATCGTCGTCGGAATAACCGTTGTCATGGCTGAAAAAATCAGCGCCGTGAATTTCGGTGACGAATTCGTCGGTTGCGACATTCCAGACGCAAACGAATTGTTCGTGGCCGTACATTTGATTTTTTTGCATGGTCAATTCCCTTTCTCAATAGGACGCGCCGCCGACAAAACCGATAGCTTCGTCAAGGTTTGATGACTGATAAAAATCCTCTTTGCTTTGGTACACGCCGATATAGTCCTCGCTGATGACAATTACCTTGCCGTTCCACAAAGTGAGTATGTCAACCATACAGCCGCCGCCTGTGTTTTCCGTTTCTATTTTGGTGATGTTGTCCATGATTAACCCTTTCTCGGTAGATTAAATAGTGCAACAGCCACAGCATGGCGCGTCGATACAGCGGCCAGCCGCGTTGCGGTAGAACTCGGTAGGACCTTGGTCCCCGTATAGGGTGACGGTATCCACGCGGACAGTCTTCCGCTTTAGCAGTACGGCTTTTCCCCTCTGCCATTGGATAACGTCACCGGCTAGGATTCGAGCGCCCGTAGCCGCGCAAAATCCGGCATATTTGGCTGTAATTGTTCGCATTAATAGTCCCTCCCCTTGATTTGAACAAAGCCGCCTGTATCGCGCTTTGCCTTGCCCTTGGCGTAAAGCGCAACGACAACGCGCTCCGGTTCAATATGGCGGACGTCCGTGTCGTCACCGTCGACGACAGTCCAGCCGCGGAACTCGGCGGGAATATCGGCTTGCTTCTGGAAAACGACAGCCGTCCGCTTGTTAGCCGGATTCGTTAGACCCTTGATAGAAATCGGCTTCGGCGTAATAGCCGAGAATGAATAGGTCAAATCGTAATTACCGGCCGTTTTGCCCTCTAGCTTGCGGCTTGGATGTTTTGTGTAATCGTAAAATTGCACGTCCGCGAAAATCTGAAAAATCGTCCGGCCGTCGATTTGGATATTCTCGAAAGGGATATCGGACGTGCCATTGGGACGAACCAAGGGTATCAATCCGAGTTTTTCGGCTCGGCGCTTGTGAGTCCAGATATCAGCGCAGAGAGAGAGCATGAAAGCGCGGTTGCTCTGGCGGAAAAATTCGGTTTTGGCGGCTCTTGCTTTTTGTGTGCTATTGAAAGCGCCGCGGCCGGATGATTTGAGACAGCCGTCGAAACATCCCGCCATAATCGCAAACGGGCAAAGCTTCTCATCCGGTACCAAGTAGCAAATAGCCGTCAAGTAGCCGATTTTTTCACCCTTGACGGTTTTGGCGCTTGATTCGCCGAGAATCGGCCGATAGGGTAGACCCTCGGCTTGTAATTGGGATTTGAACGGGTTTTTCATTTGTTTCCCCTTAGATTGACGGAGCCTTGACGGTGACGGTATAGCCGAGCGCTTTAATGGTTTCGAGCGCTTGCCGTGTGAGTGTCTTGGTATTGGCAAGCCGCGCTAGTAGCTTGGCGGTTTCGCAAGCCGGATAGATTGTCGGGATACCGTAGACATCACGGACGGTGACGGTGATAGTCATTATTCGCTCCCCAAGGAAAAAGTATAAGAAATGCCGTCAACAACGGCTTGGACTAGTTCGGCTTGCTTGCTCAGAATCGGTTCAATGGCATCACACACTTTTTCGTAATGCTCATCACCGAGTCCGGCAACTAGGTACATGGCGTCCCCCAAATCAAAGCGGTTGCCGATATCGTCAAGCGGTACGAATTCCGAGCCGCGATCCGAAAAACAATGAAGCGAAAAATCGGTTGCCCCTTCGGTAACGGTAACGGTGACGGCCATGGATAACTCGGCAAGGCTATTGAAGACCATGTCGCCGTCCGTAAAGGTCCCGTCCGGCTGTTCGGTGAAGCGGTAGCCGTCCTCGGTGATTACTGTTTTCATTTCGTTCCCCTATAAAAGCCGGAAGCGCTCCGGCAAGCGGTTAGTCAATGTCGTAAGGGTCTATCGTTACGCCGTACTGCTGGAGCGCGAGGGCTGATAGATCGGCTTTTTTTATTTCGTCAAAAATCGCAGGGCTTTCTAATACAAGGGCGACGCCATCATCGGTTTCTAGGTGTATCTGCTGTATAGCGCCGGAAGGCCGTTCTACGGTTTCCCAATGAGTGACAATCCAAAGCATCGTTGTTCCCCTAATGACGCGCTCCGGAGTGAAGCGCTTGAACGAATACTGAAGGAAATCCGGTATCGATGCAATAGGTCTGGATGCACAATGTATTGCATTCGTACATTGTATTTATCAATCGGTAGCCTGGAAGCGATAGGCTGGCTATCAGTTTTGGGCGGATGATTGATTTTCTGTATTTGTTCCGGTATCGTGCGGCCGTGTGAGTACTGAGCGAAGCGAAGAGCAGCACCAAATGAAGACACCTACTAGAAAACAACTAAGGGAAGCTATAAAGGGAAGGGATATAGGAACAGTATTGTCCGTCCCGCGGGGAACTCTAACGACAAAGCAAAAGCGCTTTGCTGAAGCGCTAGTATTGGAAGGGAAGACCGGAGCGGACGCGTATAGAACCGCTTACAGTAGCAAAGCAAGCCCGAAGATTATCGGGACAAAAGCAAGTATGCTCAAAGCCCAAGAGAGAATCCAGATAGAAATAGCCGCGTTAGAACACGCAAAACAGGTAGCGGCATTGCATACGGCCGAAGCTTTGCGCTCACTTGTAATTTCTTCGCTCACATCGGCGCTCATTGATCCGGAAACTAAGCCCGCGACAAAGATACAAGCGGCAAAAGTATTGGGACAGGTGACGGAAGTAGCAGCATTCACCGAGCGCAAAGAGATAACGCACGTGCAAGACAGCGGCGCGATACGTTCGCAGATACTCGATCAGTTGAAATCAATGATGCTCGGCACGAATGACGCTGTCGACGTCGACGCAACAGAGCTACTCGCAGAATTGACCGCGGATGACCCCCACCCTGGGGGTACCCCACCGGTCCCAGAACGGGACTCCGACGCGTCTGTGCATAGTAATCCACACACCCCACCCCCTACTTTTACGGAAACGCCCCCCTTGTCCTCCGAAACGGGCGACCCCCCGGGGGATATTTTTGGGGAAAATGATGATGTTGCCAAACCATAAACATGGCAATATTGCCAAATTGCATGAAGAACAACATTGAGATAAATCGAGAGATGGTGATGCGTCGGCGGGAGATGACGTATGAGGAATGTATGGAGGTTGGTATGACGCCAGCGCAGAAGGAGGTGTTTTTGATCGTGGATGAGTGGTGGCGGAAGTATGGGTTTGGTCCTTCTATCCGGGATATATGTGAGATCCGTGGGAAGGGTGGGATGGGGAACACGCACGAGATATTGGGTCGGTTGGTGAAGTTGGGTGTGGTGAAGCGGTTGAAGGGTAGTGGTCGGAGTGTACGGCCGGTGTATATCCAGTTTAGGAATTTGGAGTAATGGATCTAGCGGATTTGATAAGTCGGCTGCCGGCTGGGGAGCAGGAGAAGCTTCTGGAGCAGGTGGGGCAATACAGGGATGCGGTCGTGCGGGAGCGGGCGCAGAAGAAGTTTATGTCGTTTGTGAAAGAGATGTGGCCGGGGTTTATACATGGTCGGCACCACGCGATCATGGCTAAGAAGTTTGAGGAGATAGCGGAGGGGAAGTTAAAGCGGCTGATTATTAATATGCCGCCGCGACATACTAAGAGTGAGTTTGCGAGTTATCTGTTGCCGGCGTGGTTCTTGGGGAATCATCCGGGGAAGAAGGTGATCCAGACGTCGAACACGGCAGAACTGGCGGTGGGGTTTGGTCGGAAGGTGAGGAACTTAGTAGATAGTGATCAGTATGGAAAAATATTCCCAGGTGTCGGGTTGCGGGCGGATTCTAAGGCGGCTGGCAGATGGGCGACTAGCCATGGCGGCGATTATTTTGCTATCGGTGTTGGCGGCACTGTTACTGGTAAGGGTGCTGATCTCCTTATTATTGACGACCCCCACTCAGAACAGGAAGCCAGACTGGCACAAGGGGACCCGTCAGTCTTTGATAGTGTTTACGAGTGGTATACATCCGGTCCGCGGCAGCGTTTACAGCCTGGCGGGGCGATAGTTGTCGTGATGACGCGCTGGTCGGACAAGGATCTGACTGGCCGAGTGTTGAAAAGTGACTCAACAGAGTGGGAAGTCATTGAATTTCCTGCGATTTTGCCCTCTGGCACTAGTCTCTGGCCTGAGTTTTGGGCATTAGACGAGCTATTGGCGCTAAAAGAAGAGCTTCCGGCCTATAAATGGAACGCTCAGTACCAGCAAAAGCCCACAGGTGAGGAAGGTGCGCTGGTAAAACGGGACTGGTGGAAGGTATGGGAGGCAGAGAGGCCGCCGCCATGTCAGTTCATCATCCAAAGTTGGGATACTGCGTACACGAAGAACCAGCGGAGTGACTATTCCGCGTGTACGACGTGGGGTGTCTTCAATAAAGACGAGGATGAGAACGATGTGAACATCATTTTGCTGGATGCGTGGAAGGGGAAGGTGGAATTCCCGGAGCTAAAGCAGAAGGCAAAGGAGTTGTACGACGAATGGCAGCCGGATAGCTGCATTATTGAAGCGAAAGCGGCGGGCACACCCCTGATATTTGAGTTGCGGCGCATGGGTGTGATGGTTCAGGACTTCACGCCGACACGTGGCAACGACAAGTTCGTGCGTCTTAACAGCGTTACAGACCTATTTTCTTCCGGTAAAGTGTGGACACCTGACCGTCGGTGGGCGGAGGATGTGGTGGAGGAGTTTGCGCGCTTCCCGAACGCTGAGCATGATGACTTGATGGACTCGGGTGTGCAGGCGCTGATACGGTTTCGGCAGGGCGGGTTCTTGCGGTTGGATTCTGATGAGGAAGATCAGCCGTTTGCCCG